TGTACAAAAGTATAAAATTATATCTTAATAAATATAATATTTTTATAATTATATATTATGAGCACAAATTTAAATAAAGTAGTTACACCATCCATTAAAGCAGTCCCTTTACAATATAAACAAAAATTTAAATCACTTGGAGTTTCAAAAAATACAATAACATTTAATAGAATTGAAGATATGATTACTATGTGTTTAAGTACATTTGTTCATGACTATGTACATGATTACAATTTAGGTTCAATGCATGCGAGAGTTGTTAAAGGTAATATAAATAGAACAAATCCAAACATACCAAGCACTTTTGAAACATTAGGAATAACTGTAGGAAATAAAATATTTAAAATAATACAATATCCTGTAGGTGGACATAGAGATGTTAGTATGTATAATGATGTAAATTTTGAAGACATAGATACAACAGATTCTACCAAAATAGAATTTTATAATTATTTAAACAGAAACGAGGTTCCTATTGACGATATACAAAGTGGAGGATTAAAACAACCAAAGCCTGAAGAAGTTCTAAACAAGTTAGAACAAGAAGAGTCACAAGTTTTAGAACAACAAGTTTTAGAACCTGTTATAGAAGATATTTCATATGAAGAAACAGTAAAACCAATAACATTTAATGATGTAAAAGATATATTAATTGTCCCAGAAGCAATAAGTAATTTAAATATAGAAAATATTATTACTGTTTTTGAACACAACCCAGATTTTTTAACATTTCATTCATCTCTAAATACATATATTGTTACATATTTGGGATATGACGTAAATGACTATGGAGAATTTAACGATAATAGCAAAGATAAATATATTGTAGCAAATAATGCAATAAAAGCATCATTTAAATATATTATTAATGATTTAAAATATAACAATAATTCTATGTTTTTTATTTTTTATGGAGAAATATTTTCTTTATTATTAAATTCATATGAGATTATAAGCAAAATAAAAATTCCAAATAAAGAAAATCCTTTCGATATACTAAACTCGCCAGAATTATTATACCAGTTTATAATTTTATATGTTAGTTATTTATCTGTAGAATCATATGATAAATTAAAAATATCAGTTATGAAAGGAGGAACTACTCCAGAAAATGAGGGAATAAATAATGAAGAAGCAGTGTCCACTACAAATACACAACCTATATTATTGCAACAAACTCAAAAAGATATAATTCATATTCCTGAGTATGTATTTATTACACACAATAATTTATTGACAACTATTGCAAGAGGTATGTTTATAAAATTGGGCATCTGGAAGAGAATATTTTTTCCAGATATTCCTATAGAACAAATTTCTCCTGAAGATTATAAATTTGGGCCAGACGAATTAAATATAATAACTTATGATAAATTAGTAGAAATTTTTCCAATAAACAACATTACAATTCATGGTGTTTCAACGTCATCACCTAATGGAAATCCAAATAATGAACTGCTAATATTAGAAATACTTATTTTAAAACGCATGTTAGTTGAGATGTCTCCTAGTAAAACTTTAACATTTGGAGCAAAAATTGATGACGATTTAAAAAATTATATGGATTCTTTTTATTTAAATAATTATAGCGTTAAACATTTTCCTAAAGGTGATATAAGTACTAATGTTGTAAATGATGTAATACATAATCCAAATTTTTCAGGAACAGACTCAGAAGCCCAAGAAGATGAAGCTGAAGAATTATTCGCTATGTATGAAGATGATAACGTAGATGAAGACACTGCATCAAATTCTATAGATAATCATGTTAGTATGAGTGGAGGAACAAATTTTGAAGATAAAAAAGCTATACTTCAAGCTAAAAAAGAACTAAGAGCTGTAGAAGAAGAGTTAAAACGTGCTAAAGAATCAATAGAAAGTGTGTCTCCAATAGAAAGTGTGTCTCCAATAGAAAGTGTGTCTCCAATAGAAAGTGTGTCTCCAATAGAAAGTATGTCTCCAATAGAAAGTGTGTCTCCAATAGAAAGTGTGTCTCCAATAGACAGCGATTCATTTAGAATAACTGAAGACATATATCAAACACAACGCCCACGGCCTATGCCTTTGTTGTTTAATAAATTAAAAAAAATGTATCAAAACAATATGCTAACTATAAAACAATTAAAGGATTGTAAAATAAATCCCATATCCTATAATGGTGTAACTGTAGACAATTTGTATTCTCTTTTAGAATTAAACATGGTTTTAATGCATGCTAAAGATTCAAAATTTAGCATTCCTGCTACAAAATATAAATTTGTTATAAATAATGCCGCAAATGTTGGTTCAAATATAAATGGTTCAAGATTATTTATACCAAAAAAATATTTAAGAGAAATTACAAGAGTAATAGATAATATAAATGAACATATACCTGACATTAATAACAAAGAAAAAATACAAGAATATATTGAATTAACTCAAAGTGAATTGGAAAACAAAATGAATGAATTAATTGTAACGCATTCTTATTTAATAAAAGAATTAGAAGCAAAAAAACGAAAAAATACAATTACACTTGAAGAATATAACAATTTATTAAAACACAAATTTGAGAAAACAAATTTTGAAAGAGACCTAATTATCCCTCTTAAAAATAAATTATTTTTATTAGAGGAATTAGTTGATAATCCAGATTTTTACAATGATTTTATAAATAATTATGAAAAATGGTTTACAGATAGTCAACCATTATTTGGATTATATCGTAGTTTACAACGATGCACTTTTTGTCCAACTTCATCTATGATGGATGCTATGGATAATTGTTCTTTAAAATATGAAGCAACAGAACCAAAAGAAGTTGGAACAACCTATTCTGAAATAATATACCAAGTTGAAGATAGTAAAATATCTTTTGGAGGTGTAGTTCTTAACTATAATCAAGAAGTTGACGGAGAACAGCAACTAACAGCAAAAATTTACTATACATTAGAATGTAATAATATAGGCGGTTGTGTTGAAGCAGATAAAATGGTAATTAATACAATTCCAATACAGGTATCTGAATCACATAATTTAAAAGCACGGGTTGCTTATCAGTGCGTCGTTAAACAGATAAAAGACATATATGATTTAACTGAGACAACTGAAGAATTTGCTGGTATAAATTATTTAAAAGAGATGTGGAAACGTCTTCAATATCAATATGATATAGGTGGGTTTAATATGTTATTAAGCGCTACTTCACTTAAAACAATGGGAGATTATTTGCAAGAATCTCAAGCATGCTTTAAATGGGGTGGTTATATAAATAAATTGGATGCTTTCCCTGAAGATTTAACCGATAGAACACAATTTAAACTTATAAAAGATAAATTAATTTATAGAAGTGTTAGTGTAGGTAGTTCTATAATTCCTTATGATGAGCAAACCGGAAACGGGTTGAGATTAGGAATTCAAGGTGACCGTCCGTCAGGGTTTCGTTCTATATATATGTTATTAAATGGTGAAGGAGATGTAAATGATCAAGCAATAACAGGATATATGTTTACATCATCCACACAAAATCCATCAAGAACATTGTTAGTTTCTCGCAACTCAGCAAATATGAGAGAACCAAATTCCAATGGATTAAAAGGTGATGTTATTTATGTAACGAGGGAATTACAAGTTCCAAATAGGGTAAATTTATTGCGTTCTTTAGAATTTTTAAATGTTAAAGATAAAAATAGAAAGGTTAGTGGAGTAGTTGTTAACCCATCTATAACTGAACAAACCATTATTGGTTCAGAAAATGTAGGTGATATGCTTGCCAAAAATCCTATGTCAAAAATGCATTTGTTAAAAAACAGTTCATATGACAAATTATTAGATTATACAGATGATACATTTGAACCGGTTGAAGAAGAAATTGAGATTGAAAATGAAAAAACGGATGCAGAAGAAGCTAAAGAAGCACGTAAACAACTTAAATTAAAATCATCTCAAGCAACAGAATTAGAAAAGGAAAAACTTAAAACAGAAAAACAAGTTGAAAAACAAAGAATTAAAGAACAGAGATTGCAGTTAAATGCTAACATAACAGAAGCAAAATTAAGAATTAATAATTTACGTGATGATTTAACACAAAAACAAAAGACATCAAAAACCGTTAAAATTCCAATTAGTTTTTTAAATAATCCAAGTAAACAAGCTCAAATACAAGCATTACAAATACCAGAAGACATTTATAAAATTATTTATGATGAATCGGAAGAGAACGAACGAATTGATAATTTAGTAAAGGAAAAATTAAGATTAGATAAAGAAGCTAGTGAATTAAAAAAAGTAGAAAAATCTAGACTTAAAGCTGAAAGAGAAGCGTATGAAGCCTCTCCAGAAGCTATTGCTGAAAGAGAAGCCCAAGAGAAATTTGAACGTGAAAGAATTGAAGCAGAAGAATTAGACAAACAAACAAAGCTGTTAGAAAACGAAAAGAAAAAAACAGATATACAAACAGAAATATCTCAATTAGAGAGAGAAGAATTAATATTAAAACGTAAAAAGGATACTACATTAGAGGAAAAAGAAAGAAAAAAAATAATATTTAAAAGATTAACTCAACTTAGAGAAGAAATTCACAAATTAAAAAGACTTAGTGGAGGTACAAAAACAAATAAACAACCATACATACATAAATTCACAAAAAAACAAAATAAAATATATATTAATAAACTAACAAAAAAGTATAAAAAACAAAAAATACATAAAATATCTAGAAAAAATGTAAATAGAAAAATTACATAAATAAACTATAATATATTTTAGAAAACAACTTAAAAATATTATAATACATAAGTATAATATGCAGATATTTGTGAAAACTTTAACCGGAAAAACTATAACTTTAGAAGTTGAACCTATTGATACAATTGAAAACGTAAAAACAAAAATTCAAGACAAAGAAGGAATTCCATGTGACCAACAACGATTGATATTTGCTGGAAAACAATTGGAAGATGGTAGAACATTGAATGATTACAACGTGCAGAAAGAATCAACACTTCATCTTGTTTTAAGGCTTCGAGGTGGAAGTACAAATTATGCAGTATAAAAAATAATCTTATGTAAAATATAATATTATTTATGTTTCGTTATCAAAGTCGTCTTCTAATTCTTCAATAACTTCTTCTGTATTATGACATTCATTATCTTCTTCTAAATCGTCTATAATGTTTTCGTATTCGTCATCATCTTCGTATGTGGCATCTAAATTATCAGAAGGTAGTTCAACATATTCTTCACCATTCCATCTTACATTTTTACAATTAAATAATTGATTCATATTTATAACTTCTGGCTTATTTTCGGAAGCAAACCGTGTAAATAATGTTTCAATTTGTGAATCATCTCTAAAACGAGCACTATACTCTTGTTGAATATTATTACGTCCAATTCTTCCCAAAGCTTGAATAATTTTTTCTTGTGTTAGTTCTAAATCTTTGCTCAAATATCCATGACAAAATTGATAATTTGTTCCATAAATATAATCACTGTCAGCTATAATTAAATATAATTTTTGTTGATCAGCCAACTTTTTCATAATTTCTGTATATGCAATACTTTTATGTTGCGTAAACACTCCTATTCCAAGTAACAATAAAATCTTCCAACTATCTTCTACATCTTTAAGCAACATAATAGATACAATAATGCTATCATCAATGTCGCTAGTAAATGCTCCTTTAGTGTTTAATCCACTAGCCCATTTTTCCAAATGAGCATGTCTATTAGGAATAAACAAATCATCGATACTAGCATGTTTAGCCATTGATTTTAAAGTCATTATATCTTCTCTAATTTTTACTATTTTTCTATCCTCCGTTTTATCGACAATTTTATTTGCAATTTTAGACTTCCCTTTACCATCCTTTTTGCCAATCAACTGTCTAGCTTCTTTAGATGAATCGCTTGTACTTCCCGATAATTTTGAAGCCAATTTAGTCTCCTCAAATTCTAATTCTTTTTCTAATTGATCAATTTTTTCATTAAGACGATTGTTATATTCTATTTTAAAATTAATATCTGTCATAACAATTGCTGGAATATTTGCTTGCTGTATGCAAAATTTAGCTACTTTCGATAGGTTATTTGCTAAGAATATAGTAGGGCCATCTGTTAACGTATATGCATCTTTTGTGGTTACATATATTCCACAACTTCCTAATGTCTCTTGTTCTGTTTGTGTATGTTGAACACTGCCAATGCGACATAACGATTCCCCTGGTTTAGGAGCATCTACGCCTCCAAAACTAGATACTTTTTTAATCGTATTTCCTTTCACATCTATAGTATTATTATGTTTAATACGTTTAACCCTATTAATTCTAAAATGATTATAAATTCTAGTCCAATTATCTGGGACAATATGTTTTAATACTTTAAGGTAATATAATTTAATATTTTGCATATCGATATCGTCAACCGAACCAATATTGCGTTCTAATTTGGCTGAAGATTTATTGAGATTATTAACTTCAACATAATGAATAAAATCAGTTGCTTCTTTTAGATCAAAATATCTCATTAATGTCATATTTTCTTCACAATGTCTTACCGTTTCTAGAATATTGTTATAATTATCATGTAAATAATGAGGCATAACAACAAAACCATTATTATCAATTAATGGAATTGTTTTACGACAATCATGACTGACAATATTATTAATAACAGCTTCTGGAAACTTTTCCTTGAAATCAGAAATTGTTTGTGTTAATTCATGTAATTTAGGAAGAGTTGCCGAGGATAACACTAAATTTGGTATAATATTGTCTTTCCAATTTTTTTTAATAACTTTATGTAACTCATGATTATTATAATCCATTGTTATTGTCGGCTCATCCCAATAAGTTACTATTTCTTCTTTTGCATTAAACGATGCCATATAATACATTGCTGACAAATACGATCTAATATCACAAATAATAATTTCCACTTTATCTCCTACTGTATTGTCAACCTTTTTAATTTTTCCACTGCGTTTATCTTTTGTATAAGATTTTGCAGAGAAATAATGTAATCTTACATCTTCTGCCGCAGAACAACCAAATGCAAATGCAATTTTCTTTCCAATTGATATTGCAGATCTTGCTAATGCTAGCCCAACATGTCTAGCAGCGCAAACAAATATGATTTTATATCTTTCAGATAATCCTAGCGGAGTTAATGTTTTACCTGTTCCAGTTGGTGCAATATACAATATTAATTTAGGGTTAGGTGATTTAATTACAGTGTAAATTTCTTTTTGATGATCATATAAAGAAATATCGCTATATTTCAATATATTCGGATTTTTTTCAATAAATTCGTGAGCATTATGAACAATATACAACAAATTAACATCATTCTCGTACTTTGAAATAAACGTTTCAATAATTTCTTTTATATATTTATTTATGTTGTCTATATTGTTTTTCATTAGTTTGCTTAACGTGAAATAATAATATACCCATTTTAAATTATTAGAGTGTTTAAGCTCCAACATTTGTTCTAAATTATTATAAAGAATAAATTCATAAATAGATGTATCATTATTAATGCTAGTGGCATCTAATCTACCTAAACGAATTTGATCACTGCTCTTTAATTTAACAATAGTTGCAACATTGATGTAATAATCTCCATTAGAAATATCACGACTTTTTGTTTTTTGCAATGACGGATTTTGTCCAAAGTGAATAAATGGTATATTAAATTTATCGATGAGTGTTTTTATTTTATCTGCAAAGAATTTTGCATATAAGAATTCTTCTATTTGATTATTGTATTCTATTTTTAGATGTGTAAAGATAGAATCGGTTTTATTTACTTTTAAATGAATGTTTGAAAATCCATTTATTATTAATCGCAATATGTCAAGCTCATCTTTATTAACAGGAATTTCAATACCATCCCATTCAGTTTTAGTTAATTTGCGCTGTTTAAGGTCCATTTTACTGGTGCGTATAATATATATTGTATTATATCTTTAAACTGATTTATTTAATTCAATTTTTTTTGTAACAAATTCACATATTTATTTGAACTAATTTCATATATTTATTTTAACTAATTTCATATAT